AAAAACTGACGTTAAAATATAAATAGCCTGATAACTTGATATCTGACATTAAAATCACTCTTCCATCAGTTTCTACGTTGAATACACAAGCCTGTCCTACACTTGTGTTTCCCGAGAAACTTGTACGATTTCTGGGTCTGAAACCGTCTGGCAGTGTTAGAATTACACTTCCATTAGCTCTACCGTTTAATTTTTGGTTATCGTCTATAATCAGGAATACCACTCCAGCCTTCTTGTATAACGTTGCAGAAGAAAAGCCGGCAATCTGATTCGCGTTTAAAGCGCCCGGTATAACTTCGTATAGATCTTCTAATTTGTCTGAAAGCGGTTTGTTAGAAATCGCCCTGAATTTTGACACATCATTATATGTTAAATTTGTGTCCGCGATACATTCGTAGTAATATTTCGTTACACTGTCATAGTAGAACTTGCCTCTAGTTTTATTGCCGACGTCCTGTATATTTCCGCCAAACTCTATCCCTAGAATTTCGGCTAAGCGGTTGCCTTCGAGGGCTGTGCCTTTGGTTGCGCCGTACTCCGTAATATTTGTTACAATAAATTGACTTCCGTTAAATACTAATTCGTAACTTTTGTTTGATTTAAAATCTCCCACTTCTATTTGTTTTAAAGTTCCGTTGTGTTCTTTTAACAATGTATAATCGACATTATTAAGTCTTAATTTTGTTGTTGTATTTGTATTGTTGCTATCAACATTTATTCTTAATTTTAAATCATTATTTAATCCAAACTCTGTTAAACCATCCAAATTACAAACATAATAATCTATGTTTAAGCTTGTTGTTTTATTCGCTTGTAAGGTATGTACATTTCCAAGCTGTAAACCATTGTATATTTCTTCGGTTTCAGGAGTTCCGTTTTCCCTTATAGTTCCAAATGCTGGAATTATATTTTTAATCTTGATATCTCCTCTATTCGTATCCTCTATTTTGTAATGAGTTGGAAACTCGACTTGTTGTGCCTTGAATTTTGTCAATTTAGCCATTATTACCTCCTATTTTAAATTGATTATATTTTCTTCTCCTATATCAAATTGTCCTAAATTATTTCGTCCAAACCGTCCGAATCTTGAATATGCAAAATTGCAAACTGGATTTCTTTTGACTTCGTTTTTAATTACGCTTTGTCCTAAAGTTTTGCTTCCAAACCTCATTCCAACTACATAATTATCCAAGCATTTATGTGTATTTACCTTTACTCCTCCGCCTACAATATCATTCAAATCTAATTCATCAATTAAAGAATAATCATAATCTTTGTTGCTTATAAATTTGACATTATATTGTGCTGGCTCGTTATTTTTATTTAATTCAATTGCCGGGGTTAATCCTGTAAACATTTCTCCAATATTGCTTATTGTTTCCAAGTTTGGAATTAATTTATACTTTCTCATTGCTAATTTAATTCTATTTCTGTATCTGTCGTCAGTCTGCCCGTTCCTCGAAACATCAAATTTTTCTCCTAAATCATTCAAAAATTCTCCGTTTGCATAATCTACTAAATGTTGATTTTCCAGTAAATTATAAATTTTATCAACTTCATCAAATAATTTGGATATTGCCATATAAAGAGATTTTACGTTTTGGTTTTTTTTTAGCCACCACGGACACTTTGACATCAAATAATCAAAATTACTCTGCATATTCCGCCACCTCGTTAAATCTTAACTTCAATACCTTTTCAAAAACTATTCCAGGAGTTTCTTTGAATTTAAAAGTAATATCTACATTCAATAATTTATCGGCTGAATACACCGTTCTTATAAATTCACTTTCACATTTATAACTTGTAATATATTCCCCTACTTTTACAGATTTAATATATTCTTTTACAATGTCTCTCAAATTTTCTTCAAGAATATTTACCCCATCAGCTTTTTGAAATTCGATTTTTACTTGCACTTCTCTCTTTTTGGGTCTGTAAAATTTTATTTCCCTATCTATTCCTTGATTATCTTTGACGATTACGGCTGTGTCTCCGTTCATTTGGATAGCCTGATCTTTTTTCTTCCAAATAGCATTCGCTATATCTTCATTTCTTCCGCCGTCTACTATTAAAACAATTGATTTTGGTTCTAATCCCCTGCTGTCAACTTGCATTGTTTTATTTTCGTCAGCATAAACAGATTTAACTCCTTCCTGCTTTAACACTTCCGCTCTAATTCCATCCAAATTCCATTCACTTTCGTTACGGCTTAAAAACCAACGTTCTATATAATCGTTATCGCTTTCCTGTTCCTGTCCTCCAGCTGCAATTTCATTTTGTTTAAAATCGTATACGCCATTTACGACTTTAACCAATTTAATAATACTTCCAACTTCCTTATTTCCTTGTTCTCCTGCTGTATCACAAGTGAATTCAAAAGTGGTTTTATTATTTAATGTTCCGTTTTCTGAAAGCGTGTATCTGATTCCGTCATTTGCTTCAACAATCACATCTCCCGTTTCAAGTGTTACATTTACTCCCCCTATCAGTTCAATTTTAACGGTTGCTTGACTTTCCTGTTTTCGTTTAAAGAAAAATGGACTATTTGCCAAATGTTCGTCTATTTCTATACCTTCACAGTTTAGCAAATTCATTTTTTCTGCTTGTATCTGTTGCCTTTCCATTTTCTCCCTTAGAAGCCTTGCGACTGGGTACATAAGCATATACCAAGCACTCCGCTTATCATTAGAGAAGTCGTCTTTTAGCAATGTCTTTAATTCATTATTTAGTATATTCATATTATCTTGTACTGTATTCACTGTTATTCTCGCCAACCAATCCCAACTCCTTTCATCAATACCGCCTTGTTATTGTTAAAAATAAGTCCAATATTTACTTTAAGATGTCTGTTTTCATATTCGTAAACTTCAATATAACATCTACTCAAATAATCTTTAAAATTGTTATATATCTTATCTCTTATATGCTCCAGAACTTCGTTTTCGTTCCCATGCGTACCAAATAATTTCTCAAAATTTAATCCATATTTTATATCGTATTCAAGTTCTCCCTCACGAATATGTAACATTAAAACAATTTGCTGTATAACTTCAAAATATTTTTCCTTTGCTCCAAAAAATTGTATATCTCCCTTTTCGACATATAATTCTCCAGTTGCATTATTTAATTTTACGTCCATAAATCACACTCCTACGGATGATTGTAAGGGACACCACCCTTACTAACTCCGCTTTCTGTATCAAGACTTTTTGCCTTAATGTCTCCAACTGTCAAAGTTCCTGAAATATTTACATCCCCACTAACTGTTAAATTCCCATTTAAAATCACATCTCCGTCAATTTCAATGCTTCCAGGAATATCAACGGTTGTTAAATCAGTAGGAATTAAAATTGGCAAGGCAATAGCATTTGTTAAATTATGCCTTTTGTTTGTATTTACCGTGCTTACTTCTTTTGTGATATATCCACTTATATCTCTGCTGCAGATCAAAACAGGAACTTTATCCCCTGTTTTGAAATTAATTTTGATATTGATATTTCTATTTCCTAACTGGCACATCGGAACATGTAATATCGGAGGCAATTTAACTTCTCTGAACTCTGCCAACGGCTCTACATCCACAAATCCATTAGGATGTATTTTTGTTATCTCTGCTATTAAAGAAGTGTCGATTTTGCCCAGCATTGCTTTTATGTATTCTTCCATTATCTTCTTCTACCTTTCCCTTTATTTCTTTTTACTTGCGTGGCTTTTCCTTTTTTATTTTCCTTACTTTCAATTTTCTTAATTTCAGCATTATTTTTCTTAACATCGGATTCGTTATTAACAACTCTAACTTTCAAAGTCATTTTAAAATCACTAATATCAGCAATTTCTACAATCTGACATATAGTAGATATTTCATTGCTTATTAGTTCAATCAAATCACCTTTTTTTAGATAATAAATTAATAAGCACTTCACTTCATAGTCATATTTTATTTCTTCTTTTTTCTCTTTTTTTTCAGACTTTTTAGATTGTTTGCTATTTTTTGAACTTTTAACTCCCTTTTTGTTATCTTTATTCCCTTTATTTGATTTTGGAGTGCTATTTTTTGTTTGATTTGCTTTTCCCTTTTGCTTTGCCACCTTTTTTACCCCCTTTTGATGAAGATTTTTTACCGCCTTTTTTATTTGACTTGCTTTCTTTTTTCTTTTCGACTTTGTAGCTTATTTCTTCAACATTTTGAGGTTTTGGCTCTTCTAAAAGTCCGCTTTGATAACTCAATTTAATAACCTTTTCAGTATTTATTTCATTGTGATAAATATAAATAAAGTCATTTTTTGTAGTCATCTGGCTATCACAATCTTTAACGATTTGCCCTATTTCATAAAGTCCACTACCTAATATACTTTCACCAATGCTGTAAACTTTATCGTTTTTAAGTTCGCATTGTTTAACAGTAAATCCGCATTTAGTAGCTAAATCATTAATTATTGTGCTCGCTGTTGTATTTGGGGCATAAGCAGCACTCACTAATTTTTTAAAGTCTGCTGGAACTTCACGACATTTCAGCTTTAAAGTTCCTTTTTCCACTTCTTTTCTAGTAATAATACCGCTCGCTACTTCTCCTATATCCGTACCATATCCAGCAACAAGCCTTATATTGTCCTTTAATTTAATTTTTGCAATTGTTGTATTCGTCAAGCCTTTTATTTCTATATCAAACTCATTCGGCTCTTCATCCACGGACTTGTAGCTCCACTTAATTTCAACTCCGTTTATTATTGTCGGATCTGTCAAATTGTAATCTTTTGGAAAAACAAAGTTCAAATCTCCATCATCCGTTTCAATTTTTAATTCCGTTCTTTCTAAAAATAATTTATTCAACATCGTCTTTTTCCTCATCGTTTTCTATATCAAAATATTCCAAAAACACTGTTTCACAAAAATTCTCAAAAGTAATCGGTACTTCTTTTTTATCAAAGCTAAGCGGTACAACATGACAGTTCAGAAAACCGTTATTAATATTTCCGTTTTCATCTTTTGCCATAAACCAGCCGACAGGTCTACCGTATACAAGTTTTTCGTTCTCGAGCAACATTTCACCATCTTCATCCATAATATCCAAATAAATTCGGTTATTTGTCTTAAAATGCTTTATTCTAAGTAAAAAAATCTCGCTACCACTTTTGAATGTGAATACATAAGGGATTTTATTTTTATCTATTTCTATTCTCATTTCAAAAACCCCTTATACTCAATATCGCTCGTCTTAGTTCCAGCCACTCCTGTCTTTTGCTCATCTTTCAATGTAGTTGATTCTGAATTTAAAACATCGCCTTTTCTCATCAGATAAGCAAATTCCAAAACTTCAAAATCAATTTCAAATTCCAATGCTGATTGTGTTTTATAACTTCTTGAAACTTTAGTGATAATCATGTCTTCTATCGTTTCGACAGTAGAAATTGTGCAAAGTGTTTTCTTTTGCCACAGTTCCACTATCTGTTCATAAACACTTTCAGCGTTTTTCGTTACCAAATCAGTTAAAATTACTGAAATACTATATTTTCTGTTGCTGTGCGAAACATTGCTACTTATTAATGTGCTATCCCTATCTTCGAGCGAGTGCGTTTTAACGCTACTTCCTCTCTCGTCGCTTTTAATTTGTACCCATTCAAGTGGAATATCATTAATTTTACATCTTTCAGCCTCTTCAAAAAGTATATAGCCATATCTATCTTGGAAAAACTTATTAACTTCATCGGAATAGGCAAGAGCAATGCCGTAAGCAGTTGCTCCAGCAGTTCCCAAAAAACTATTCAAGCCCATACTGTAACCTTTATTTTTTGCTCCTTCATAAGCCATTTTCCCAAAGAAATTGCCTTTCAATTTTTCCTTACTGGCGTTTAAATTGTTAAAGTTCATTATCTAACCTCCCATTGCCAAGTATTTTTCTTCAAAAAATCTTCTTAAAATTTCTTCAATTTTTCTTGTCAATTCCTTGTCGTTTCCGCCTGAATTTTCAACAACTATTGTAGGTGAAAAAATATTTTGTGAACTTCCACTGTTATTTGATTTACCACTAGAACTTGATTTTTTACCGTCAATCGCTTTCTTAGATGATTTTCCAAACTGGTCCCTCATCATTCTTCTAGTCGCTTCAGCGGTTGAAATTCTAGTACCTTGTGGCAAATTCATAGTAATTTCTTCATTAGCTAAGAACTGTTGTCCGCTTGGCAATCTAATCATTTCTGCACCTTTTTCGGCAACTGTAACTGGTCCACCTTCCCAAGATTTATCCCCAATATAACGTCCTTTTCCGCCACCAAGGAATCCAAGCCAAGAAGGTGGTTTCACTTTAAACATTCCAGCAATTTTTCCAGCAATTTCACTTACTTTTCCAGCCAGTCCATCAAAAAATCCCTTGATTGCATTAATTACTCCTTGGGCAACACTTTTAGCCTTATTGAATCCTTGAGTAAAAAATACCGCAACCTTATTAACAATTGCACCAATTGAATTTATCGCTCCTGAAATAACAGCCAATATTGCTCCCATAACACTTGCAACTACTCCAATTATTGCTGAAAACACCCCAATTACAACTCCAGCAATTCCAGCAAACACTCCAATTACTATTTGAGCAACTGGAACTATTGCAGAAATTAATACCGCTCCTATTTGCAACACGATACCGATTATAGGCATTAAAGCAGTTCCTATTTGTACCGCTAAATTAACAATTACAGCTAATATTTGCATTATCGGAGCAAGTGCTGGCGTTAACATAGTTACAATTTGCATAAATCCACTAAAAGCCATACTAAGCATATTTCCGATACTTCCTAAATCGAGCGAACTCCAAAACGAGTTAAAAGCATTCATAATATCTCCAAATATTTGGCTTATCTGTCCAAAATTAATACCGCTTATCATTTGTCCAACTACTCCTGCAACTTTTCCAGCAAGAGAAATAATGCCGTTTAATGCTCCTGCGATTCCGTTTGTAAGTCCTTCTCCACCGATTCCACTAAATGCTTGAGATATAGTTTGTCCTATGCCTTTTAAAGGTTCTAACAATGGTGCAAAATTTAATTTCCCGAAAATATTTAATATTCCGTCCAATGCTCCGTTAGCCATTCCAGCAAATCCAGTAAATGCCCCTTGTAAATCTTGAGCCATTTTTTGCCCCATAGGAGTATTTAATAACTCATTTACTTTCGTTAGCAAGCCATCCATAGCCTGTTGTCCTGCACTTTGTGCATTTTGCCACACTTTTCCAAATGTCAACGGCATTTTAGAATACTGAGCTTCAATTTCATCTGCACTTCCTAGTACAGCCTTTTTAATTACATCGGATGTAATTTTACCTTCCGAACCTAATTTTTTAAGCTGTGCCATAGACACTCCCATACTTTCAGCTATTTTTTGAGCCAATATCGGAGCATTTTCCATTACCGAACGGAACTCATCACCTTGCAACTTACCTGATGTCATAGCTTGATTCAACTGATACATTGCAGCACTAGCCTCTCCTGCCGAAGTTCCAGACACTTTAAATGCTTTGTCTAACGTACTTGTGAATTTAACTGCTTCATCGTCGTTGAACAATCCTTTTGTCAGCATTTTTAATTTAGCGATTGAATCAAGTTGTTGTCCATAATCTGCCCCACTCTGTTGAGATGCTGCAAATGTTTTTTGTTTTAATCCAGCAACGTCATTTGTTACCATTCCAAGCCTTGAATTTCTTAATGAATTTTCATCAGACGCTTTAGCTATCCCTGCAAAACTAAGTCCACCAGCAATACCACCAATTGCTGTAAGTTTTCCAAATAATCCTCCTAGTTTGCCTATTATCCCACCTACCGAATTCTTGATGCCACTCAAGCCTCTTTTGAATTTTTCCAATCCATCTTTTGAAAATGTTTGTTTAATTTTATTTTTTAACGAATTAAAAACATTTTCTGACATACTTTTAATACTTCTTAATCCACTCGTAAAACCCTGCTTTAAAATACTGCCGTTCTTTATTCCTAAAAAACCCAACTTCACCAAACTGGGACTTATTTTTGAAAAAGAACTCTGTATTTTCCCTCCTATTAATGGCAATTTGCTTAAACTACTTATTATTTTAGGTTCAACTCCATTATTTAAAGCTCTAGTCATGCGCCTTAATTTCCCTTCAATATTTGATACCGTTGGAAGCATACTTGATAACTTTGCTTTTAATTTTTCAAATCCTGAACCACCAATCTTATTTCCTAATTTCGACAGCTTTTCTTCTATTTTTGAAGCGGCTGGTAATAAAGATTGCATTTTTGATTTTAATTTGTTTATTGGACTATCTTCAGATTTTATTTTCATCAATATTTCCATTTTATTTCCGCCAGCCATTTTTTAATCCTCCTTTTCCTCAAAATCCATTGTTGCTCTTATCCATTGAAAAAACCTAATGTTGCTCATATCAAGAACAACATTAGGGTCTTTTATTCCTTTTTTTACAATAAATTCCCACCTTAATTTAATTAGCGGATCTTCGTACTGCTCCTCTGCTATTTCAGTTTCATATTCAATTTTCTCTTTTTCTTCTCTTTCGACTTTTCCATAAAGGTAGCAATCACCTCACACAATTCAACTAATGCTTCTGAATCGTTTTCAAAAAATTCAATTTTTCTAGCTTCCTTTGGAAACTCAACCATTTTAGGCAAAAGAATACTTGCAAATGTAAAGTAGTCATTATTTGCTACTAAATTTAAGTACGTTTTTTGATATAATTGTAAATTTTGTGGTTTAGTCAACTGAAAATCAAAAACCTTTGTATTTCCTTCTGCATCCACATATATCTCTTGCCCCTTAATATTTAATCTTCCTAGATTATCAATAAAAACATTGTTTTCTTGTTCTTTTTCTTCTATTTTTTCATTTTCTTTATTCGCCATTTTCTAATTCCTCCTATACTATTTCATCATATTTTGCACATTGTAATGTATACTCAATATCAACATCTTTTGTATTGTTTTTTCTTTCTCCACCTTTTTGGACCGATACTCCACGTCCGTTTCCAACAATTTTATTCATTCCTGTGTTATCTATGTATGTCAATGTTCCTAATTTACCGTCAGGGTTTTTATTACATTTTGCCAAAAAGATATCGTCATCACTTCCTTTTATGGTTACAATTTTAATTTCCCTCTTAGTAGATCTAGTCTGAATTGTAGGAACATTTCCTTTTATATCAGAATCTCCTAACGTATGTGAATCTTCTGTTGGATTATTGTTTATTTCTTTAGCTTCCTTAATCATATATGTCCCTATTCCTGGAAACGTTATTATTAAATCCACTTTACTTAAATCAATCGACTTTTCTAAAAAGTTATTTCCCATTTTCTACCTCCTATGCCGTTAATGGTTCGTCGTGCCAAACCAAAGTAACTTCAATTTTTTCTATTTCTGTACTGATTGTAAAATCAATTTTTACATTTCTAAGTGTACGATTAATATAATCGTCTACAGTCAATCCTGTTTGTGCTGACGTGTCCTCAATGCTTTGAACCGTAACCTTGAATAAGTATTCGCCACTATTGTTTTTAGCAACTGCTCCTTGTTTACCCATTGCTAACATTACTCTATTTAATAATGCTTCAACTTTCGGAATACCTTCACCGTCCATTGTTGTATTTTTTTCTTCAATTAGCATTCTAGACAAATTAGTTTCAATGTTATGTACAATTGCGTCTATCTTAATCGTTTGGTCTGCATGTCTAACACCGTCAGCACACCAAGAGCCACTTGTCACAGCGTTATATCCAACAAAACTTCTAGTGTAATTAATATTCCCTTTCTCATTATTGCTTTCTTCTGTCAAAGTTTTAGCTGACGGATCTACTCCTAATATTCTTCTGTCGCTCCAACGTCCATTAATTCCTTGAGCAAATGTGTAAGCTGGCAATCCAAATATATCCAAGTTTCCGCCTTCAGCTTTTCCTGCCATAAAATATATTCTTACACTTTCTTTTAAATTATTATTTTCTGCCGTTGAGTTAGCCACAACTGCAAATTTAACATTTCTAGTCAGCCATTTGGCTAATGTCTTTGTAAATTCCTCGTCATAGAAATCGACTACAACTCCATAAAAATCTCCAGTTGGCAAACTATCTAAAAATTCTTCGTTTGGCGTTGCTTTACTTGTGCAATACCAAACATCTGGCTGGATTACATTTCCGTCACTATCCTCTTGTGACAAAAACGTTTCCACACCTTTATACATTTTAGAATTAGCTCCAAAATCTGTTTTAACATCATCCAATTTTGTGTATTTCTTATAAGGTTTATCTTCCTCTTTAGTTATAAATAAGACTTTCCCGAAATCGCCTAGCAATAAAGGCTTTGTTGGTCTTACTACAGTTACTTTTATTTTCTTAGCCATTCTCTACCTCCGTTTTTACTTCTACATCTTTTATTAATTGTCTTGTTCTCTCGCTTGTTTCTCGCCAATTTATTTCCACATCAAAACTGAATCTGTAAATATACTGACTGCCTTCAAGAAAAGTTAAATCTTTTATTTCTATATTGTCATCACTTAATCCAAATCCGTTCCTAACTAAGTCGTGTCTTTTCTTAAATACTATAACCTCAAGCAATTCACTAGCCATTTCTTCTGCCCTCGTCTGTGTTGGAGCATAAAAATCAAATTGCAAATAAGCAATAACTAATCTCAAAGCCTTTTCCTTAATCTGCGTATCTGTTGTTTCAATAGTTCTGTACGCACTGTATGCAGACTTGTTAAGGCTTATTGTGTGCATAACAGCACATTCTATTGGCTTTTTAGCCACATAATTATCACGAATAACTTGGAAATCTACGAAACTAGCTAACAATTTTCTTAATACTTCATTTTTCATTCTTGCACCCTTTCAATATAATAAATTCTAAGTTCATCGTGTTTCATATAGTTCTTTGCCGTTGTTACAATATAGTTATTTCCCTCAAATTCAATTTTATTTTTCAAGTCGATGTCAATATAGCAATATATTTTCTTGCTATCCAAAGTAATTTGAATACCTTGTTCTGTAAGCATTTTTATGTCCTGTCTATTAAGATTAAATACTGCCCCCTCAAATTCTTTATTTTCATCGACTTCAACCAGTTCCGAGTTAATCCACTTGCTTGTTCTTTTTGATATTTTGCACTTGCTGAAAAATCTTTTTGGAATAAATGTTTTGTGTGCCATTTTATACACCTACAATCTCATAATTAATCGAATTATATAGTGAGTGAGTGTCCATAAGCGGTTTACTGTGTCCTTTTTTCTTTATAGTTTGCGGATTAAGTGCTGCAAAGTTCCCACTTGCTATTGTTTTTTTGATTTTTTGGACTACAAATGTTCCTAGATTTTCATAAGCCTGTTGTCCAGTCATTCCGCCTTGAATAATTTGTTCAACTTGCTTTTTTATATATTCTTTTATTTCATTTTGTGCTTTATCAGTACCTACCGACAATCTAAAAAAAGGTCTAGCTGGTATTTTACTTGTTCCGTATTCGTTGAATATCGCATACTCTTGAACATCCGTATTACTTTTCAAACTTCCACCACTCCAAAGCACTCCTACCTTCACGGCATGTGTCTGCAAATATTTTAATTCCTTATCCAACTTTTCCAACGCTTCTAATTGATAAATTATTTCAGCCATATATCCGCCTCACAACACTTTCAATCTTTTCTCTCTTATTAGCAACAAAATCCACAAATGTGTAAGAAATATCGTCGATTTTATAACTCTTATACTTCCCACTCTCTTCATCCATACCGTTTATAAAGTCGTTCACAAGCATACAAAGCTCATATTTAAGCCAACTAGGTAGTTCATCGTATCCAGCCTTATAAGTTATTTCAATCGCTTGTTCTTTACCACAGCAAGAACAACTCTTAAACTTAGTTATCTCAATATAATTCCTGCGACTTTTATATTCATCATCAGAATCAATATTTACAATTTCAACAACTGGACGTTTATTTAAGTAAATCCGCTTATTATAATCATAATCCTCTATAAGTGTTTCAACTTCTAATTTGTATCCAGTCGTATTCTCAATTTGACTAATTGCAATGCCGAGCAGGTTTTCAACCCTAGCTTTTTCATTATCTGCTAAGGTTGTTCCTGTTATTTTTTCGTAGTCATTTACTGTTATCAGCATTCAAACCACCTCTATTTTACTTTTAACGGTTTAAAAGCATTTGGTCTTAACACTTTTCCTCCGATTCTTATTCTTGTATAAATTTCTGTAATTCCTTCATTTACTTTTCTGTTTGTTTCTTGTTCAAAATCATTCTTTATGTAGTATCCGTAACCTTTTTTGAAGTCACAGAATATTGCAGGGAATTTTCCAGTTGCTATATCATCTAAAAACTCATCAACAACCACTTCATAACCATTGAATACCATTGTTGCACCGTTATGGATTGTACTCCACAATTGTCTATCCGTTGTATCTTTCCATAATTTCATTTCTTCATACATTTTTAGAGAGACATAGTATTTGGCATTTTTTCTATATTGTTTTTTCATTCCTGTTTCAAGTTTCACCATATCTTCCCAAGTTACTTTTCCAGCTGTAGCAGATGTTACTGCATTGGCTTTTACATCAGCATTTGTCATAAACCCTTCAATAAACTGGTCTGCTGTTTCATTATATGTTCCATTTATTGTTAAATCACTTAACGTTATTCCAAAATCTTCTGCAACTGCTTCTTTAATTTCGCCAACTAAATCAGCAAACGCATCTTCCCTAGCTTCATCTGTCAATGGATATGGAACTTGTCTTTTCCCAGCTTTTATATCAATATATGTGTAACTTATTTCTCCACTTTGAGTATTTCCAACACCTTCTTTTACAGCTTGGTTTTTAGGAGTTATTTCATTTCTAATCGGTACTCTTCTGTAGGATTCCTTACCTGTATAAATTCTTGCGTTAAACAAAAATGGAGAATTTTCTTTTATTTCTTTTAAAATTTCTCTTTCTAAGGCGCTTGGAATTAATACAGCAACTTGTGTACTAGATATTGCTTTTGCAACCCTTAAATTTCCAGCTTCTCCAGTTCTTAGAAATTTTTGCAACGCTTCAGTTTCTTTTTTCTCTTCTGTTTCAGGGTTAGATACACCTTTTTTCATAACTTCATCTAGTGCTTTTCCTATGTTTTCAAGTTCTTCATTAGCTTTTTTAATTTTGCCTTCCAGCTCCTCATTCTTTTTTAACGCTGCTGCTAAATCTTCATTAGCTTTTTTAATATCCTCTGTGTTTTGTTTCATTCCTTTTTCAAAATCTTCAATATTTTTTGGCATATTATCATCTCCTTTATTTATATTATTATCGCCTTTTACTGTTTCAACCGTTGCGTCCGGTACTGCTCCTTTTAACACAACGCTACCTTCCACAACTTCAATTTCTTTAATTATCCTAGCGTCAACCTCTCCCTTGTCGGTCTGTACTTTCCCATATTCCCTTTGCTTCAGAAATCCGCCAACTGACATTTCATAATTTGCTCCGTTTTTCATCATTGAATAAACTTTTTGAGCGTCCTGATTTATTACATTACCATTTTCATCTGTTGACAAATCAAGTTTAGCTGAGAATTTAAGATTTCCAGTTTCATCTTGATAAACTTTCAAAGTTCCGATTTCCTTACTCCAATCGTGCATATGCAACAAGAAATAAGTCTTATCCTTATCCACTTTATCAAGTGCTGTTTTATCGAAATAATCGCCATAGCTGTCGATAACGCTATGCGTTACCAATTGCCCTTCAATTATTCCTTTTTCTTCAGTATCTTGTTTCAGTATCATCTTGACACTTTTGTTAAATTGTTCCACTTTACACCTCCTATATTAATTCGCAATGACAACGTATCAATTCGCTTACGTCTGCATTTAAATCATGAGGGCACATCATTCCATTAGAAAATGGTTCACTAGCGTCCTCAATTGTTACATTATCAAGAGCTAAATGAGTCGGTCTGTCAGTTTTACCTCCTCCAATGTGACGCCACGTTTTTGGTAAACCCGCCTTTATAAGTCCCTCTAAATATGTTGTCGTTGATGTCGTGGCTGTTTCAGTTCTTGCAATAATCATTGCCCTTGTTTTTTCCATTCCTTTAACTTTTTGAGTTATCTCTTTTGCAATATCCTTTATGTTTGTTCCACTTTCCTGTCCACGAACTATGATTTTATTTAAAATATCTTTCGTGGTTTTAGTAATATTTGTTACCTTTTCAGCAATTACCTTTTCACTTAACGCTTTTAATGTTTTGTTTTTAACTGCTGGAATTAATTTTTCATCAATGCCACGATGTGTAACAAGAAAATTAGATGTTTCGCTTACAGTTTCAAGTATTCCTTTTTTTATTTCATTGAATAATTGACTGCTAAATGTTTCCCAAGCAAATTCACTCAAAAACATTTGTTCATTTACATCAATTTCTCCACGTAACTGCTTAAAAACAAGTCTTAATCTATTGAATTGCTTTAATATCAACCTGTTTCTCATTTTCAACTGCCTTTTTGCCAGTATCTTTTTTTGTGAGTTAGTCAACTTAATTTTCTTCGTTTTCTGCTTCTTCGCCATCGTCTTCCTCCTCAACTGGTTTTACATCTTCGTATATTTCTTTGAGCGGTGTCATTGATGTACTGATTAAAATATCATCGCCATTTTCAATTGGCGGATATTCAAGTTCAGCTCTTTTCTCGTTTATTGTCAGATAACTAAGATTATTAAGCATTGCCATTTTTTCTTTTCTATCCTCTTTTAATACTCCGATTGTACTTGTGTCGAAATCTATGTATTCATTACTTTCCAACTTATCTTTCATAATATTGTTAATATATTCGGCTATTTGTTCGACTAATGGCAATATATTCTCTGTATACAAATCTTTTTTGGCTTCTTTGTAATTGCTGAATTTACTGTTTGTTCTGTCTCCGATCAAAATACTAGGCACATTCATTACTGCCGCAGTAGTATTCCGTATCTCGTCCATAGCATTAAGAAAATCAAAGTCTTGCGGAGAAAAGTCCGCCTCTTTTATTTCAGCACCTTCTCCATCCAAAATAATCGGTTTTCCTACGTTTCTAGCACCGCTATTCTGTTCGATTTCATCTTTAATTTCCTTTTTCTTAAAAACATTCAGGAACTTTTTAACAATAATTATGAGATTTCTCTTACCACCGTTCTTTAATATGCTGTTGTTCCACTGCATTATGTAGCACCAGTAATTATGCAAAGCTGTCAATGATTGCACCTTGCTTATTCCGTGCCCTGCTCCAGCGATATTGTCGTAAATGTTCACACCTTTTATATAGTGAAACATTTTTAAGTCTTCGCCCTTGTATTCGTTGTTGTTAATTCTTATTGATTTAATTCCGTTCAATACATTTTCGTTATCGTACTCAATGTGATAAGAGCCTTTTTTGAATAAAATCAATTCAGCTTTTGTGAATAAGTCAACTCTCATTACAAGCAACTCGCCAAACAAAATATAATACAAAGCAAAATAATTAATAAATTGGTCTGTATTAAGTAAAGAATTAGGATTTTGTAATGTATTTAACACATAACTGCTTTTTACATCTTTCACATTATCGCTATATCCTTTTTTATATGTTCCCCACTTTAAGTTGTTTATTGCTTCATTTATTCTTGTAATAGCCGAACTTGTAAATGGATTTTTATACAACTGGCTCAAAAACTTTTCAGGATCTTCCTCTCCAAGAGAATAATTGTTTATAAATTCTGATAACGTAACTGGTGACCTAGTGCTCCAAAATCCTTTTGAAAAAATATTAAGTCTCATTATCCACCTCCTTGTTTTTGTAATAATGTTTATTGGAAGTATAAGGCGTATACTCACTTATTCCGTATTTAATTGCGTCAAATGTATGCGGATCTATATTAAAAGGTTTTTTAGTTTTAGGGTTTTTGGCAATTAATCCGTCTTTGTTATAAAACCATTTCATTTCAGTTAATTCCCTGTATGTATTAGGGCATACATTTTTATCAATAAATATATTTCTGAATGACTGTATTTTTCTTACTCCTGCTTTACTCATATCAGTCGTTTTTTTTACTGAATTAATCAAAAGTCCATTCATATTGTAAAAAGTAATTGCTTTTGGCTCTGAACTATCAGCATATATTACTTCGCCTTCTTCTATCATTTTGTGCATAATTTCCATTTCCATCATTTCGGGATCTGTCAAATGATTGTCGTAAAATTCTTCATAGATATACAAATCGTTCAACTCTTCATCAATTACCATTCTTACAATAGCGTTATAAGAATGTTCAAATCCAAAATCAAACCCAGTAAATCTATTCCATTTGCCTTCGATTATTTTTTCTATTCTGTTTTGTTCCATATGATGTAAATTTCTGAATAATGTATCTCCAGTGCTTCCAAATCTTCCTAACGTCTTTATCGCTCTTAAATAGTTATCTGTTTCAGTTTCCAAGTCTGCTATGAAGTTGTCGGGTAAAAATTTGTTATCTGTGTATACCGAATGATGTAAATATATATTTTCTGTAAATATACTTCCGTTTTTCAATTGTGTTACATCTTTTAACTTTATTATCCTTTTCTCATAAATATCATTTTCTTGCATATTAAATTTATTTAATAGTCCAACCAAATATTTATAAGTCCATATGCCATATTCGTTTGGATTTGTGGTTAAAATCATAATGTTGCGATTTTTGATACTTCTTAATCTACTTTTTAACTCTTTGAATGATTTAAAATCAATTTCATCGCATTCTTCAATCCAAATAGTATCTATATCCTTTATTGATTTTATTTTCTTGACATTATCTAATCCTCTGAAAATAAATTCAGTTCCTGTTACAGTACAAGTAATTTTCATTGGAGTTGACGTAAAATAAAAATATTTCTCCAGCCCAAGCATATAAATGATGTCTTGAATATCCGCATAACAACTCTCTTTTAAATTTTCTCTTATCTGCCTTACAACCAAAATTTTTCTTTTTTCCTGTAACGATAAGAGTACCAATTTAACTGCTGCATTAAACGATTTACTACTTCCATAACCACCTAACAAAAAATAAATGTGTTGACTATCGTCCAATAAAAATTCCTGAAAATGCTTGTTTACCTCTCTTGTTATTTCCATCAGATCCCCACCAACTTAATTTCAATTTTGTTATCTTCGTTTATATCTACGTTTAATTTGGATTTCTCAATTTCCAGTTTTTCTTTTTGGATATTCTCATTTTCCAATTCCATTTCTAATTCTGCCTGCCGATAGCTTCCAACAATCTGTCCGCCTTTGTAAATTTCTTTTTCAAATTCTTTCAAGACTTTTAGGCGTG